AATGCGAAAAAAGTTGAACTTTCTGCAGAAAGTGTGGAAATTACAGGCGCATTGAGCGTCGATGGCGATATTGAGACAACTGGGGAAATCAGCTCCGATGGCAATATTAACAGCAAAGGCGACGTCGAAGCATCTGGAAACGTAAAAGGCGCGGATTTCTCCACGCCTACACTGTCATTCCTGGGACATACCCATCTTACTGCAGGAACTGGGGCTCCGACGCCACCTACGGTTTATTCGCCGCCGAAGAATTAAGGTATATTGGTAAGCATGAATGATGTTGTAAAATTGATTCCAGACTCTTTGTTAAAAGAACCATGTCATAACTATTTGAAGGCTATGATTTCGTCATTTGACGACATCTGCAACAATTTATTCGATCACTTACCATTTCTGCAATTTTGGACTGACGGTGTTTTAAAAAAGTCTTCTCCATCAAAAGCAATGGAGTTCGCTTTCAATTATTTTAATAAAAAAGAAGTCAATGAGAGTCTAGATGAAGATGAAGCTCAATTAGCAAATGACTACTTAGAAAAGCTCATTTCTTTTTACAACAAACAAATATATACATCAGGAAAACTCGTTGCAAAATTCATACGTTCCTTTAAATCGGACAATCCACGAAAAGAAATAAGAACTGATGATTTCAAATGGTTTCCCAAAGAATGGGAAGATAACAATCATCAAGATTATATCAGAATTTCAAAAGAGTTTGATTTTGCTTGGAAATTTGCAAGACTTTGGCAGTTGTTAGAATCACGAGGCCAAGGAAAATACATTCTTAACTTCATCGGTAAAATAGAACTCACAAACAAAGAAGAAATTTTATCTTCCTCCAAAATTCCTTCCGATGTAATTGAAAAACTCAAGAATTTGAATCCCGAAAAAGAATCGTTTTTCAAAAACAACTTAGATTATTTTTCTCCAGAGTGCTTACCAACAAATGAGTTAATAACTTTTCTCAAAAAAGCATGCATAAGCAGTATCAAAGATGAAAAAGGAAAGAGTTTATCCCCATCCAACGCAAGGATTAAGCATTTAGAGCCCATTTGGCTTCTGGGAAGATTCTTCAAAATTCACAATTACGGATTAGATTTTATCGGTCAAGAAATGCCTATTCTCGCCATAAATCAATTTTCTGGATTGGAAAAATCCCCCTTTCTGTCGGACTGGAAAAATAGGGATCTCGATGATTTTGTAAAGAAAGAAAGAATCAAAATTGGTGAAAGGACTTTCCCTGTAGAAGACGTTCTGCTCATTGCGTACAGTTGTGATGAACTGCTTGAAAAATTGAGCTACAAATCAAATGAAATTCTTGAGGGTAAGGAAAAAAATCCTTTTAAGATAATACTATCAAAGATAAAGAAACGAATAAAGCCATCTTTTTTATCGTCGGTAGATTATTCAGATTCAGACATCCGACTGGTAATTAAAAAGAATCCTTCAATTTTCAAAGCATTGGCGATGCTTGGCTCATTCCCTACGTTTTTTACACAATACAAAAAAGAACTGGATAAATATACAGATGTAATAAAACAGTTAGAGGGAAATAGTTTTCTCTTGTACTTTTTCGGAAAAAGGATTGTTTCTGCAGGTTTAGAAAATGAGAAGAATCTTTTTTTCATAACTAAAAATGATTTTGACAGCTGGGATATGTTGATGGCCGTTCTTATAATAGCTATTGCCTATTCTATGCAAAATAGGCAAAACATTGTGCATGATGAGAAACTGATTTCAAATCAAGCCTAGAAGTTTTTAGGGATACTTTTTAAACCTCGTAAATCCGAGGACCATTTTTTATAGCTAGAAATTCTTGTTTCAGGACTTTCACATAAAAAAGCCGCATCAAAAGTTTGCGAACCTATCTTTGGAAATGTAATCGCGATAGTTGATTACCTGAAAAAGTAATTCCGCTTTTTTAGAGTTCAACCAAGGAACCATGTGATTGAATAAATCACGTTCATCCTCAATCAAAAAGGTTCAATATGAAACCCGAAGATAATAGCGCCAATCAGCAGAACGCCAATAAGGGCACCTCTGGTTACAACAAACAATACCAGGCAATGCTGGATAATCGTTCTCGTCAACTCAACCCTGAAGATGTAAAGTACCAAGGAGGTAAGAAACATGGCAAGTAATCGCAACATTCGTTTCAAAGGAGGCAACCCTCCTATCAATCCCAATGGTGCTGGTTGGCCCACAGGACATGGCGGCGGAAAAGGTCCGTCTGGCGGTGGACGCGGCGGAAATCCTCCCAGGCGTTAAACATTAGCAGAAGGAGAAATCCATGTGCATGTGTTGTGGCAAAGACGGAAAACGCAAAAACCTGTACTGTTCAGAATCAGAAGCGATATTCGTCGCCAATGAGCGCAGGATCGTCACAGGCATTACAATGAATGTTTATCGCTGCCCGAAAGGGAGGGGATGGCATATAACAAGTAATCAAAGACAATGGTAAAAAGAAGGCGTCCCAAATAGAGGGACGCCTTTTTAAGAACCATTGAATGGATTTTAGCTCAGGCTTGATTCCTAAGACAAAAATCATAGTATACCCCAATACAACGCAAGGAAGATTATTACACATCCAATAATAAGAAATATAGCCACAACGGCAAGACAACCAAAGGTCAGCAAACATCCCTGAGTTCTTAATTCAGCCCTCTCGCTAAAAGACTTAAATGTATACATAGTTACTTCACTGCAAATTACCATCAAAATGGATAAAACGTCATCAAAAAATTATTTTAGCTGAAACACGCATGATGATTTAATCTAATCATCGTATTTATGGATATTTTTTATAATACCATGAATCAACCTTGGGGTAACGTAATTTACATATCCATGTTGCACCTCATCAAGCAAGCCCGGGATAATTTCCCTTTCCACGTTAAGGCAATTCCAGGATTGTTGTTTATGTGTTCCAATAAGACCTTTTCTCCATCTTTCCTCGTTTACCTTACGATCCATTATAGGATCTGATTCAGGATCATTACATCCTTTTCGCAGACCAGAAAAATACCATTTTGTTTGTTTATTGATAATCAAAACTATAGAATCTAGACCTACGTTATACCCTCTAGACCCACACAAGCCTTGAAAATACTGGCTCAGAGAACCTATGCTATTTGTAAAATACATAGCAGTGAATCGTTCATACTTATCATCATCTGAACGGACACTCCATTTATTGTAGTCTATCAAACAGGTTGTTGATGAACCTGTAATAAAATCTCTTGACTCTCGTTCTCGTTTTTTAAAACCAAATAAATCTAAAGGGTCATAGAGCACCGTCACAACAGCAAACACAACGACAGCAACAAAAACCCCTAAACATCCTAGACAGCCGTTTGATTCTCCCTTACTAGCCATTTTTTACCTTCTCTTTTGATTCTCATCAATTTTACAGACCGACTAACAACAGTTACCGTTTGATTAACATCTTTGAATGTAAACAAAAAAAAACAAAGTCAAGTCTTTTTTGAAAAATGATGATTTTTTGGTCTCTTTTGCCTTGATTTGGCGAATTTCCCGCGCTAAATCCCAGTAGAGCTAGTTTAGAGCCATGAATGAAATGGCCCTCAACGGTTCTCACGACGTTTTTCTGAACGGCGACAGCATCGCTCGCGTTCATAGCATGGCGAAAAAGGTTCGCCAGGCTGTTCTGTGCCTGTTGAAAACAGAAGAAGGCGAAGCCTTTACCAATTCCGAGCATGGAGTCCCCTGGCTGGAAGAAATCGCGGGACTCCCCCTTCCCCATCTGGACGTAGCCCAACGCATTATTCGTGAAAAAATTGAAGCCGTTGAAGGCGTAAAGAACGTCATTTCCATTGACCTCACCGCAGACGGTCGTAATTTGACCGGGAAATTCAGCGTCCAGAGCAAAGCTGGCGAAACTGTCAACGGGAGCTTCTGATGGCCATAAACGCAGTAAGCATTGACAGCATTTCCGGCATTTCCATCAAGAGCTTCCGAGAAGTCCGCCAGGCGATCGCCAAGGCATTCCAGGAAGTATTTGGTTCCTGCATTAACTTGGAGCCAAGCGCTCCCGATGGAATGCTGGTGGACTTGCTCGCCTATATGTACACAGAACTGGCACAAGCGATCCAAACTGTAGGCGCAAACATCGACGTTTCAACGGCTACAGGAACGTTCCTGGATATGCTGGCGTCTATTGCAGGGCTTACACGTAACGAAGGCGAAAGCGACGAATCCCTGCGCGAAAGAATTGAACAGGCGACCTTTGAAGGGCTGGCAACGCCAAACGGCATGCTGACCTACCTTCGTGAAAACCTTACCGCAAGTGTAACGTTCAAAGATAACTGCGAAGATGTAACGGTGGACGGATTGCCGCCCCACCAATTTTCAGTATTTGTGCCTTCCAGCTATACCACAGAAAGCATTGACACCCTGGATTTGGACTGGATCGCAATTACAGAAGACGCCGCGCGTGAGGATTCTGTAGAAAATTTTATCGCCCAGAAGATTTGGAACAGCAAGCCTGCAGGAATCAAGGGTCATGGGGACAGTTATGGCTTTGCCAGGGACGCTGGCGGATTCTTGCAGGAAGTCCACTTCGACTTCATCAAGGGCGTTCCCTACCAGGTCAAGATTACCATTACCCAATATGATGAGGAAGCCCTGCCAGCTGACTATGAGCATGAAATTCAGCAACTGATTGCAAAATGGGCTTCCAGTGAATACACAAGCGGAAAGGACATTATCCCGCAAAGAATGTGCGTTCCGATTTATAGCGGCATAGCAGGCGTGGATGCAATCAGCGTCCTCGTCGCTCCAAAGAATAGTCAAGACTGGCAAAGTTCCCGAATCGCCATCGCAGACGACACCACAGTCACCATCGCGGCAGAAGATATTTCCGTAACGCTGGAGGCTTAGATGGCCCTGGAGCATATCGAAAACATCTGGCAGCATCTGCAGCGACTTGTAATCACGCAGTATAAGGAATCAAGGAACCTTCTCGGCATTATCGAGAAGGTGACAGCCTGTTTCCAGGACATTGAGGACAGCTCCTATCGCCTGGCCAGTTTTGCAGATATTGAAAACGCGGACGGAGAATGGCTGGACCTTATCGGAAAATTCAGGAACATTCCCCGCGAACCTGGAGAAAGTGACGAAACCTATCGCGCCAGGCTCATGGTGGGCTTTAGGCAAAGTACAGCGGGAACGCCCCAGAACATTATCCAGAACGTGGCAGACCTTTCCAGAGATCGCTCACCACAATACCTTGATGAAACAGACTGTGTCTTTTTCGTCTATACACCCAAGGGGAAACAGCTTAGGCGTAAGACCGTCGCTGCGCTGGCTCCTGCGGGCGTTTTGGGCTTACCCGGAGCCTCGTTCAGAACCGTTTCCGGAAAGGCGCTTGCAACTGTTGCAGAGCCACACAAGCTCATTCTTACCGTCGCGCTGGACGAAAATATCATTGAAAACGGCTATCTCGCCAGTGAACAGGGCGCGATTCTTCAAACGGAAGATGGCAAGTACATC